GTGTTGGTCGCCAATTGTTTTATGGAATTCCAGTTTGTAAAGTACCCATTCAACTTTGAGGTAATCTCAGTCTTATTTTCTGATGTAAGGTTCTGAAGAGTGTTGAGGTAGTTGTAAAACTCAATTTCATCTTGGGCATACTTCTCATCCTTTCTTGACTTGTTTATTTCTTTAGCTCTATTTGAGAGAACTTTGGAGTTTGTGTTGGTATTATCAAAGTTTTTGAGGATACCATTTATGTCATTTTGGGTGAGGTTGCTCAATCCCTTGAGAACATTCACAAGCTCTCCTCGTTTTTTAGCTTTCAAATTCGCAAACTTTTGATCAGCAACTTTCTTGGCTTCAATCTTGAGCGCCGCGAGATCATCTTGGTTTTTATTGAGTTTATTGATGAATGGTTTTTGTTCACCCGCATTGAGACCTTGTTGATTCATGAACTTTTTGAGATTTGCAAGTTGCTCAGTCTTGATACCAGCCTTCTTTTTGGCATCAAAGTTTGAGGCGTTCTTCATAATGGTATTCAAATTGACATTCTTGTTGAAATTGTTAAAGAACTTTTGCTTTTCTCCATTGTTGAGACTGAGTTGGTTGAGGCGCAATCCCAATTTTATCATGTTTTTAGATCGTTTTTCAGCAATCTTATTTTGAAGTGTTTTGTTCGCCAATTCCTTTGTGGCATTGAAGTTGAGATTTTGAGCCAATATATTTCGTTTGTTGTTGGCGTTTAGACCAAGCTTGTTTATGTAATTGGACTTTTCACGATTGAGTGCGTTCTTCTCATTTTGAGCTTTCTTTTTGGCGATGGCATTGGCTTCATTCATTAATGGTTCCAACTTTTCACGGTTCAACTTGTTGGTCAGGTTCTTTATTTCCTGGTTGTTGAGACCGAGTTTTCTTCCGTGGTTTGTGAGTACTCCCACATTAGCATTTCTCTTTTGTTGAATGCGCGACGCCAAGATGGCGTTTGCTTCTTGTTTGAGATTTGTCAGAGAAATGTTACTATTCACATTAAACTTGTTGAGAACCACCTTTTGATTTTCTGGTGACAATCCTTGTGTCTTCATATATTCTTCAAGTTCATCGCGATCTTTGCCACGCTGTGTCTGAATTATTTTCGTCACCATCACATTCAATTCACTTCGCAAGGTGGTGATGTTGGCATTTTCAGAATTCAACCTACGAATAAATGCGTTCTTGTTTGTGTTTGAGAGGATTGACCCCTTCACATTTGAAGCAAGCTTAGCTTTGTTATTGGCAAGCTTCGCATTTTGAGCATTCTTGATCATCTTATTAACTTCAAGTTGAAGTGTTCTAAGATTTGCCTGGTTCGCATTAAAGCGTCGTTCAATATTAATCTTAGTGTTTCTTGAAACATTGGCGGTTTCAAGGTATTCCATCAAGGTCTTCTTGTTTGCCGCCTTTTGTTCTTGAACTCTCTCACTCTTCAACTCTTGTGCAACCTTTTGAAGTGCATTCACAGTGAGTGTGTTACTATTGTACTTGTTCAACACTGTCCGTCTATCACCGTTATTGAGACCGAGGTTGACGAGGAACTTTTCAATTTGTGCCTTCTCATTTGCATTTTGATTGGCAACTCTTTGGTTTGAGAGTGTCTTCGCTTTGTTACGGTTCCTGTTATTACTACTCAGGAGACTCCGTTTGTCGTCATTTGTGAGACCTGGAAGAGTATTCAGGAATGAGGCATACTCCTTGCGTTTCGCATTCATATTTTCAGCGTTTCGGGTGGACTTGATATTTTTAGCTTCTTGGATGAGGTTATTCACATCACGGTTACCATTGGTAAACTTTCTCATAATGGCATTCTTGTTGACTTGACTGAGCCCAATTTCACCCAGACGAGTGTTGAGTTGGGACTTCAATTCGGCATTTTTCTTATTCTTAATCTGTTGAGCAACCTTAGTCGCTTTATTTCGAAGAGCATTCATAGTCATACTGTTCGTGTTAAAGTCGTTGAGTAAATCGTTTCGGTATTGATTTGTAATACCTAATTCAGTCATAAAATTGATGAATCCCTGCTTACTCTCAATCTTCATATTTTGAAGCCGTTTGTTGGACATTTGCTTCGCACGATTACGATTCATTGCATTATTCTTCGTGAGCTCAGCTTTATCGGCATTTGTAAGACCTGGTAATCCATTGATATATGCGCGATAGTCTTTCTTTGCTTCGTTAAGTTTGGTAACACTCTGTTGTGTCTTCAGGGTTTTGGCCTCTTCAATCAATTTATTCACATTACGGTTACCATTAGTAAACTTTCTCATAATGGAATTCTTATTCACCTGATTGAGACCAAGTTCACCAAGGCGTGTGTTGAGCTTCACACGCAAGGCTTCCACATTTGCGGAACCCTTCGCTTCTTGGAGCTTGAGGGCTTCCGCCTTGATTGAGTTTATGTTAGCCCCTTCATTTCTGAAACGGCGTAATAATTGATTCTTGTTAGATTGATTAATCTGGAGGGGTGTCAAGAATGAGAGAAGATTTTGTGCCGTTGCATTTTTCTTCTCCTCTATCCTTTTCTGAAGGAGATCATCTGCCATCTTTCGCATTGTATTTGCATTGACATTGTCAGTGACACTTTTAATGAGAGCCTCTTTATCGGCGGCATTCAACTTGTTGTAGTTTTGAAGAATGGTACGGAACTCATCTTGCTTCTTTGAGAGTTTCTCTGTCTTCTTTTGAGTATTCAATTGACGAGCTTCCTCAATGAGAGCATTGATGTTTGAACCATTTGCACGAGCTCTATTTAGGAATAGAGTTTTGTTTGTGTTATTGAGACCTGTTGTCTTCAAGAACATGATCATCTTTTCTTCATTTGAGCGTACAACATTCGCTTTCTCATCGGCTTTGAGTTGTGCTTCAACTTGAATTTGCTTGAAGTCATCAGTGGCCATTCTTCGCTTGAAAGCATTGTTGTTCGTATTTGAAATATTCAAACTATCCAAGAATGAAGCGAATTGATTTTCTTCTTCTTTAGCCGCCTCGGCTTGGACTACAATATTTTTCCTCTTCCCCTTACCGAGTTGTATTTGGTTGAGGAACTTTTGTTCTCTCTTGAGACCGAGTTGCTTAACTCTGGCAACCGCCAATTCAAGAGCAAAATCTTCATTAGCTGGGATTGGTTTGGTATTATTTATGGGTGGTAACTGTGGTCCTTGGACAAGACCAGTATTTAAGTAGTAACCCAATCCCTTTTCTCCTTTTCTAAAAACATAACCTTCTTTTGAACCTTTGAACTTATTTGCGGCGACAAAGTTCTTGTTTTCCTTCTTACCGAAAAGTCCCGCGAAAAAACCCTTTTTCTCTGGCTTCACCGACTTCACGGCACTTCTCGTTCCACCCAAAAATTTAGGTTGTCCACCTTTCGCAAAGAGACCACCCATTGGAAATGTCACTTTTGAGTTCTTATTCTTTGGACGATTCACTCGGTTCACCTGGTTCACATTGGTGTTCACACGGTTCATATTGAAGTTTGTGTTCACCTGGTTCACATTGGTGTTCACACGGTTCATATTGAAGTTTGTGTTCACCCGATTCGCATTGGTGTTCACTCGGTTCACATTGGTGTTCACTCGGTTCACATTGGTGTTCACTCGGTTCACATTGGTGTTCACTCGGTTCACATTGTTAACATTGTTCACTGCTGTGTTGTTCACTGCTGTGTTTACATTGCTGTTAACAGAGACAACCCGCGTTCTTCTCGCGAACTTGACGGGTTCGTGTACTTTCATGTATCTGAGACGCTTACCAATGGCATCAACAATTTGTGTCTTCGTCATCTGATCAACATTCTTTAGGTTAACCTTGCGAGCAATCCGTTTGAGATCGGCTCTCTTCGTGGATGTGTCAAAAAGTTGTTCATAATCATTTGGCTTCAATGGGGACTTTTTATCAACAAGATAAGTTCTTGTTGAATTCATCACCATTGGTGGAAGAGGCAATTTGCCGTCCTGAATATCTTGGTAGGCTTCACATATCTCTTTCTTTGTTAGCTTAATATCTACCCCGGCGTTGATCTTAATCAATTTCCTAAGGTTTTCTATATCTGCGTCGGGGTCACACGCATTCATTGTTTTATATTAAGTTAACAAAAAAGTGGAGCAAATTATTTAATAGTAGAGTAGCCTATATTATACAATTTAACCTTATCTTCATAGGGCATATTGAAGTCAAATATGTTTGTATCAGCTACATTTATTTCAATCATTTTTGTATATTCACTATATTCAACTCTATTTGTGAGAGTTGAACGAATGAGGGATTCCACAAATTGTCGTGGATTATTTATTTCTTCTTGGTAGACCCGATCCATTTTCAGTTTTATACATGTGACTTCGTGTGGCTTCTTACCCAAAAATGGAGTCATTGGATATTGTTCCTGTGTTCCCCCATCTATATAGGTCTTCCCCTCATACCTGCCACAAGCAAAAATGAGTGGTATCGCCATACTCATACAGACTGCGTCAATGACTTTCATATCGGGGTGAGTATCCTTAGAAAAGTACTCCGTTGATGATGAATTCAGACAATATGCGGACACATAAATCTTCATTTCCAATTCATCAAATGTGGGATCACACCCACACACTTCTACGAGTTTTTCACGAATAGGGCCTAAATCAACAAAACCAAATTTGTTAAAGAATGAGCCTATGCGTAATTTAACAAAATCGGGGATATTCAGAGATAAAGACACTTCTAGTATTTCATCCACGGACATCCCCAGTGCCAAAAGTAACGCTAAAATTGAACCCGCAGATGATCCAGATATTTCCTTCACATCTATGAGTTTGGATTCAAGTGCTTTGAGAGACCCAATCAACGAATAGATACCCATTGATGCGGGACCCAAAACAAGGTACTTCATCCTCCTATTTAATAGAATTGAGGAAATTGACGACGCAAAAGCGCGAAGATCACAGCGAAAACGATCGCATGGGTGAACGCCGCAGGAATGCTCGTTTGTCCGGATCGGAGAAGACCGCCAGAACCTGGGGGGATAGTCAAGAGGAGACCTGGGCTGAGCGCCAAGAAGAGTGTGGTTGTGACGATCAAGTCGGTCTTCGTCAAAACGAGACCCATCGCCTTCGCGATGAGACTGTAGACGAGGAAGAACACGAGCGCGTGGAACATGGTGGCCATTTGGGAGGTCTTTCCGTTTGTGAACTTGAGAGAACGCCCGTCGGTGGTCAAGAGAACACCGGGGCTGAGCGCCAAAAAAAGAGCGGCTGGAATGGCAACTTTTTGGGAGGTGATATCTGGGAGCATGGTTAATATATAGTTATATTATTTTGCTTAGTATGCTCTGCTGCAAACTTAACCCAATGATCAAATGTAGCACCGGGCATGAATTCATCATAGAGACTTGTATCTTCCAAGTATTCTTGGATATGTCTCCAGATATACGACAAATTTGATTCATACGGAATCCAAACAAAGTCACAATCATCGTGATGATCATTGTAACAAAACTCAGCGAAATCGGAAAATGTACATTCCGTCATCAGTGTGTGTTCAAGGAATGCATCGTGAATAAGTTGTTCAACGCGTCTCCACAATTCCCATAGTTCATCTGAGTATTTGATTTGCCAATCTTCAACACTGAGATGAATGTCATCTTCAAATTCTTCTTCATCGCTTGGGAGAACATCATATCCCGCCGTAGCTTCGTAAACGTATTGACTCCAAACCATGGTTATTACTTATCTTCGTTCTCGAGCTTCTCTTTTATCCCAGTTAATGAGAGTGAGGTTGATTCTTTTACTTTAATAGTGTCCTGGATGGCATTAAGAGCCCCTTCCAATTTGGCTTCATCACCACCAAAAAATGTGAGAAGACCTTCACGGATTGCATCTTTATTCATAGATCCCTTGCGGACAGATTTACGAAGGCTGATCTTGCCTTTCCTGAGGTTAATGGTATCAATGCCCTGGTCAATCATGTGTCGCTTCACAGACTCCTTGAGTCTCTTCTCTTCTTGATTAAGGATTTTGATATCAGATTTTGCTTCAGAAAGTTGTTTTGAGAGCTCCACAAGCTTGGAGACGCTCTCGGAAAGTTCATTGGGCACTGACATTATTTACATAAAGCTAAGGTCTAATCTTTAAGCGAAATTTAGCACAAGGAGCGCATCATGGTATCTGGAACGATGGTAGAGTTGTTCCAAACAAATGGCTCTTTGGCATTTGGTGGTTCCGAGCGAATTTGCTGGTTCGAGTTGCGAAGAGCACCGCCAACTGATTCTGGGAAACCGATTTGCTGGCGTGGCTCGAGGAAGTTTTGGCCCGCGAGGATGTCTTCTGGGGCAAATTCACCAAAGTCCTCGGCAGACGCAACCTCGCGTGGGAGGAGGGAGGACGCCAAACCAACACCCTTGTCCATACCGCAACCATTTTGGGCTGGAGCCGCGGCTGAACCCGCAGCTGGCGCCATCTCGAGCATGGAGTATTCGCGTTCACGAATTGAATAAGCAGATTTGTTGTTCATAGTGAAGAGCAAGTAGACCAACACGGCGACCGCGGCCAACATCATGAGGTTTTGAGCACGACCCTTCTTCATCATCTTTTATATATGATCAACAATTTTTTTATTCCTCAACCTCATCAACAAAGGCATACTCTTCTGGGTATGTGTCCAAAATTGGGTCTGGATGAACTCTGACCTGGACAACATTCCATGAGGAACCGAAAGATTTTTTGGCAAACCAGAGACCGGCAAATTCCAAAATCACATCACAAACTTTACCCGCTTGAACATTTTCAATGTCAACAGATTCTTGTTGCGCGTTGAATGCCTTGGTGACTTCAATGCGTTCGCCTGTGACTTGACCGTCGGCGACACTGGAAGTGTATGCACCTTCAATCACTTTTTCGGAAAGTTGCTTTCCGAACCAAGTTTCACAATTTTCACGAGCCGCTTCAAGGTTGAGGGTATCAATCGCCCCAATCTTCTGAACATTAGCTTCACTCGCAAGTTCAAAAACGATGTCACCTGAGACATCAGCAACCTTTACTTT